GCCGCCGTGTTGGCTGGCGAGCAGGCTTACGCTGGGCGGTTCGATATCGACAACCTCGCTAAGAGCGTTTTGGATGCATGCAATTCAATCTGCTTCGTCGATGACAAGCAGGTCATGCGATTGTTCTCCGTCAAGGTCGCCAGCGAGCGTCCGGGGGTAGACGTAAAGATTATGCCGTTGGAACCACAGGGGATTAGCCTTGCGAACATCGACCGAATGGACTTCTGAACGCCAAGAACTGCTTGAGCGGTTATGGCGGGAGGGCAAGAGCTTCGCCGAGATCGCAAAATCGCTCTGCGTAACCAGATCGGCGGTTGCTGGTCGCTTGGCGCGCACGGGCCACGCGGGCAAAGGTTCACCGCCTCGTCCGATCAGTTTGAGCATGAAAAAGTCTGTCAAGGCGATCCCGGCCACGAAGCCGGTATGGCGCGCTCCGGCCCTAACCGTTGTTTCTGGCCCTCCTATCTCAAAGCCGCCATTGCCGATGCCTGTGTTAACTGCGGCGACGGGCAGCGATCCTAGGCCATGGATTGAGCGAGCGCGCGGAGAATGCGCTTGGCCGCTTGGCGACGGGTCAATGAGCTGCTGCGCCCCGACTGGCGCCCGGACCCAGGTCTATTGCGAGGAACACCGGAAGCGGGCCTACGTGAAAAGTAGGGTCGGATAATGGGCGAGGGAGCGGCCGGCGCAAGACTGCTGCTAGCGATCGGAGAACGCCAGCGCTGGATTTTGCGGCTCTATGGCGGCACGGTCGCTCCAAGTCCTGATGAGCATCCCGTGGTCGCTGGCGCGCGTGCTAGGCTTAAGGAATCGCTAATCGGCGCCCTCCTGCTCATTGCGTCCTATGGCGGAAAGCGTCATCGTCCTGAGGCTTGGGAGTTGTTGGCGATTGTTCGGGGTTGGAAATGATCAACGGTCGCGCCGTGTCAAACGCTATGCTCACCTCACCATCCACACTGGCGATGGCCCTGGAGCGCGCGATGGAAGCGATCCTTCAAGCGCACAGTTTCCAGCAGATGGAGATCGATATTGCCGTGGCGCGGCGCCGACTGGCCGCGCAGTATGAAGAGTCGATCAAGACGGAAGGGTTCCTAGGATGACTATGACGCCAAGTGAACGCGGTCGATACGCGCAGAGTTTCCGCAAGATTAAGGTTGTTCCGAGACCGGTCGTAGTCCGATTGAACGGTATGCCATGTGGCGAGTGCGGTGGTCATACTGAGGTCAAAGATTCTCGCCCTTGTGAAAAGGGCGGCGTGAAAGCGATCCGACGGCGGCGCAAGTGCGTGGACTGCGGGGCCAAGATCACGACCTGGGAAATGACCAAAATCGCTGAAGATCCGCGAATTACCCGCGTCCGCGAACTAGTCCGCGATCTCCAGTCTGCGCTGGACGAACTGCCCCCGACGGCGGAATGGGACGATCTGTGAAAACGCCCGATAATCTTCGCGGGCTCCCATTGCCAAGTCGGCGATTTGGTGGGTAGAAAAAGAAACGGGCGGGGAGGTTCCTACACCTCAACCCGCCCATTTACATCGGCTTACACGGAGCCTCCGCATGAACTCCATTAACAATTCCGCGCGTATCGCGCAACCGTCTAAGCCCCTTGCGCCTAAAAAGCCGCCCGTCTGCTTAGAATGCGGCGATGAAACGAGCTTGGCGCGAGGGTCGGACGTATACCCCGGCGAAGATCATTTGGCCGAGATATGGGTTTGGAAATGCCAATGCGGTGCTTTCGCTCGCTGTCAGCCAGGAACCCTAATTCCCGTTGCACGCCCTGCAGGCGACGAAACTCGACGCCTACGCAATGAAGTGTTTCGTTTAGTTTACGAAATTCTCGGCCCGTGCGGAGGAACGGTTAAAGAAAAGAAGTTGTGGAGCGCCCACAGATTTTACATTCAGAGAAAAACTGCATATCTCGCTCTTAGCAGGCGAAAAGCGATAAAATTTGGCTATCTCACCAAAGATGAGGCTCGTCTGTGTGTCGAGTTTCTTAAACAGAATGGAGATATGTTCAATTCTCATCGATCCAATGAGCAGAGCGGATCGGTTGCATGAGTTTAGCGCCCGCATTCGATCTGCGCCCCGAAGAGATCGAACTATTCAACATTGAGGCTGAGCAAGCGCTGCTCGGATGCGTGCTGTTCGACAATAGCGCGATCCAGCTTTGCGACGGTCTGGCTCCGGCAATGTTTTATGAGCCGCTTCACTCCCGCATGTGGGCGGCGATCGTTGAGCGTGCGGCTCACGGGCGCGTTGATATGATTTGGATGTTCGATCGGCTCAAGTCTGATCCATCCATGCTCGAATTGGGCGGACTGCGCTATCTCGCCGATCTGGTTGACCACGCGCCCCCAACTGCGAACGCGCCAGATTGGGCTTCGATCATCCATGACTCGTCCATGCGCCGCTCACTGGTCGATGTATGCGCCAAGGCGATGGCGACAGCTGGAAACACTGCATCGAGCGCTTTTGAGCTGATCGCTAGCCTTGAGCGCGAGATCACGACGCTCGCCACCGGAGCCGCGCCAGCCGATAGCAACCTCGTGGACGGGCGAACGTCCGCTCTTGAGACAATGGAGCAGATCGGTGACGAGCACGCCCAGGGCAAGCCAAAGGGCCGAATGACGGGCCTTCGGTGTGTTGACTTCCGGCTAGGCGGTCTCAAGCCGGGCAAGCTGATTATCATCGGCGCCCGGCCATCGGCGGGCAAGACGGCGCTATTGCGGAATGTGCTGTTCGGTGCTGCGATGCGAAACCGTAACGACGCCTTCGCCCTATTCTGTCTCGAAATGAGCCGCCGCGAATTGGATGAGCGCACGCTGTCAGCTCTGACCTATCGCGACGAAGGATGGAGCAGCATCCACTATCAGAACATGAGCGGCGACAAGCTCACGCCTCTTGAGGTGCGACGGCTTCGCGAGTTAGCATATGACGTTCCGGCCAACTTCATCTTAGACGACACGACCGGCCTTTCCGTCGATTATATCGAACGCCGGGTGTGGGCATTGAAGCGCAAAGGCCCACTGGGTGCGGTAGGGATCGACTACCTCCAGATCATGGATCGCCCCAAAGCCGTTGGCCGCAACCAATCGGACGTGCTGGCCGAAATGACAGGGCGACTGAAACGGCTTGCAAGGCGGGCTGAGGTCGCGATTGTGCTCTTGTCGCAAATCAGTCGCGGCGTTGAGGCGCGGGACGATAAGCGTCCGCAGCTCGCAGACCTTCGCGAATCAGGGGCCATTGAGCAGGACGCTGACGCGGTGCTCATGCTCTACCGCGAGTTTTACTATTTGGAGCGGTCCAAGCCCAAGGAAGGAACACCCGCCTTCACCCAATGGGAAATAGACTGCGAGGACTGCAAACACCGGCTTGACGTGATCTGCGCCAAAAACCGGGGCGGCGGCATCGGTTCCGATGAGCAGGAATACATCGCCGAATTTGACGTGATTAGCGATCCGAGACGGGGGTAATTATGAGCACGCATCCGTTCATCCCACTTTACGTCGATGATTTTGAGGCGGCCACGGCGCATCTCTCGCTTGAAGAGGATGGCGTCTATAACCGGCTCATGCGGCTTTGCTGGCGCACGCCAGGATGCAGCATCCCAGCCGATGAAGTTTGGATCGCCCGAAAGATCAGGCTCTCGCCAGAGGACTTCGACCGCATTGCTAGACCGGTGCTGAGTGAGTTTTTCGGGATGTCGAGAGGGCGATATTTTCAGAAGAGATTGCGCGAAGAATACGACGACATATCGCGTAAGATTTCGGCGAGGAAAGAAGCCGGTAAAAGGGGAGGATCGGCTAAGGCTGCAAAAACAAAGGGTAATTCGTCTAGCAATGCTATGATTTTGCTACAAGACACGCGTGCGTTTCCAGAACCAGAACCAAAACCAGATCCATATAAAGAACCCCCTATGGTCCCCCAGGGGACACCGACGCTCAGCCTTCTTCCCGAAGAGCCTTCAAGGCCCGATGAAGTTCAGACCGCTTTCGATCTATGGAACGAAACGGCGACCATGTGCGGCTTAGCGAAGGCTATCGATCTCGACGACAGGCGCCGGGCTGCAATCCGAAAGAGGCTCAAGCAATCCGGCCTGACGGGCTGGAAAGCGGCTCTGGATGCGGTTCGGGCCAGTGCGTTCTGTCTGGGTCAGGTGAAAGCCCAGGAAGGTCGAAAGCCCTTCAAGGCGACGTTGGACTTCGTTTGCCAAGCCTCTTCATTTCAAAAACTGAGGGAGGGGTTTTACGGCGCCGACGCCAAACCGGCGTTAGTGATTGCGGCAAATGCCGCGCCGCTGACCCAAGAACAAATTTGGGAAAAGCGCGTGTCAAAATTCAAGGACGGTGGCCCGTGGCCGATTGATTGGGGCAATTCTCCGGGGCGGCACGAGTGCGAGGTCCCGGTCCATATCCTGGTCAAATACGGGTTCAAAACCCCGGCTGAGATCGCGGAAATGAACGCCAACGTGACGATATTTCCAACCGAACGGAGGGCGTTTTGACCCCGATTAGAACCCTTCCCCGCATCATCGAATGGCGCGGATACCTCGTGGCGATCGGCGAAAACATCGTCGTTCTCCGCAAGGGCAAGCCACCGCTTCGGATGATCAACGGCGGCAAACTGGAGCGCGTCGCATGACCGACCAATCCCCAGAACAACCGTTGGCCCACCATTTCGAGGAAAAGAACGGTCGGCGCTGGCTGGTTGTGATGCACCCGGACGGATGCAGACACATGCGAAATCCGGTTCACAGCGATACTCATGCGGCGATCTGCCTTCCGATCATGACGCGGCTGATATTGGGCGTTGATGCCCTAGACGATGAAAGGCGAGCCCGTATCCGGGCTGCGTATGCTCTGCCATGACCGATCAACCCCAACCCCGCGAGACAATCCGCGCCAGCTCCTACGGCTATGGCTACGGGGAGGAACGTCCGCTGGGCCAGGGGCAGTCAAACCGCGTGAAACAGAGGCGCAAGCGGCGCGAACGGGAATTGCAGAGGGCGATAGAAGAATGAACCGTTCCACCAAATACGAAGACTTTCTGGCGCGAAAGGCGATCGCCGATCCGGCGACGGGTTTAATCAGTTTTCCGCCCCTCCCTGAGAAAATGTTCCCGTTTCAGCGCGACATTACGTCGTGGGCATTGCGCCGGGGTCGGGCGGCATTGTTCGCCGGGACCGGCTTGGGCAAATCGTTCATGGAGTTGGCATGGGCGGACGCTGTTCACCGGGAGACGGGCCGCGACATTCTTCATCTGGCGCCGTTGGCGGTCACCGCTCAGATGGTCCGCGAAGCAGATAAGTTTGGGATCGCAGCTCGCCAGGTCCGCGATCAGGCCGGGTGTTTGTCGGGAACAAACATCACGAATTATCAGAAGATCGAGCATTTCGATTTGTCGCAATTCGGGGGTGTGATCCTTGATGAAAGTTCGATCCTGAAATCGACTGATGGTCATTATCGAACACGGCTGATCGAAGAGTGCGCGCAAATACCGTTTCGGCTCGCTGCGACCGCTACGCCTGCACCTAACGACTTCATGGAGTTGGGCAATCACGCCGAGTTCCTGGGCGTCATGTCCTATACCGACATGCTGGCGACATTCTTCACGCACGATGGTGGTGAAACCCAAAAGTGGAGGCTTAAGGGCCACGCTGAAAACGAGTTTTGGAAATGGATGGCCTCTTGGGCGGTCATGCTCAGAAAGCCGTCCGATCTCGGCTATGACGATGCCGGCTATGATCTTCCGCCGCTTCGCATCCATCAGCACACCGTGGGCGTCGATGACGCTGCGGCCCAACGTGCCGGGTTCCTATTCGCCATGCCGGCTGAGACGCTGGCCGATCGCATCAAAGCGCGTCGGGACACGATACAGGATCGCGTCGCCATGGCCGCTCAGATCACGCCTATGGACCGTTCCGTGTTGTGGTGGTGCAATCTGAATGCTGAGAGCGAAGCGCTTACACGGGCCATCCCTGGATGCGTAGAGCTACGTGGATCAGACAGCGAAGACGAAAAAGAACGCAAGATTCTCGGTTTCTGCGACGGCTCAATCTGGCGAATGGTCACCAAGCCGTCGATGATGTCGTTCGGCGTCAATGCCCAGGTCTGTCACTGGACGGGGTTTGTCGGGCTAAACGATAGTTGGGAGCAATATTATCAGGCTGTGCGCCGGTTCTGGCGCTTTGGGCAAACCGAACCGGTTGATGCGCATCTGATAGCCGCTGAGACGGAAGGAAACGTCGTTGCGAACCTACGCCGAAAAGAAGCCGACGCCGATCGGATGATGGCCTCAATGATCATGCACACCCGCGATCTTTCATCCCAAGCGGTGCGCGGTTCGATCCGCGAAAACCCGCTTTACAATCCACAAATAACGATGGAGTTGCCAAAATGGATAGCCGCGTAGTCAATCAGGTCGTAAACGAACAATTCGCGATTTACGAAGGCGATAGCTGCGAAATTCTGCGCGGAATACCAGGAGACAGCATTCATTTTGGCGTCCACTCTCCCCCGTTTGAAGGATTGTATCGGTTTTCGGCCTTTGATAGGGACGTTTCAAACAATGAAGGGTCTAATTTCTGGGAGGCTTATGGGTTCATAATCTCAGAATTACTTCGCGTGACTATGCCTGGACGCCTTCACTCGGTGCATTGTATGCAGCTCCCGCGATCCAAGACGCGCCATGGCAACATCGGGATGCGTGATTTCCGTGGGGAGATCATTCGCGCCTATGAGGACGCAGGATGGCTGTTTCATTCGGAAGTGTGCATTTGGAAAGACCCTGTAGTGGCCCAGCAGCGCACGAAATCGCTGCGTCTCCTTCATAAGCAGATCATGAAGGATTCATGCATGAGCGGTCAGGGGTTGGCTGATTATGTGGTGACGTTCCGAAAGCGTGGCGAAAATCCAGAGCCGGTGGATGGTAAGTTTGATCAGTGGATCGGCGCCGCACCGGCTGACACCGAAGGCAAGTGGTCCGATGCGCGGACTGCCTTTGGCGTCGATATTAGCCGCGAAGCCTATGATCGCCATGCTCAGGAAGTTCGTGAGGCTGGCGGTTCGGTCTGGCCGTTTGATACGTGGGTTTCCGTGCTCGTTTGGCAGCGTTACGCTTCGCCGGTCTGGATGGATATAGACCAAACTCGGACGCTCCAATATCGAGGTGGTCGCGACGAGAAAGATGAAGTCCACGTTTCGCCGCTCCAGCTCGACGTGATCGAGCGATGCTTGGAGTTGTGGTCAAATCCCGGCGACACGATCTTAACGCCGTTTATGGGCATTGGGTCAGAGGTTTTCGCCGCCGTCGAAATGGGGCGTAAGGCAATCGGAATTGAACTCAAGCCTAGCTATTTCCGTCAGGCGGTCAAAAACCTGGCCCAAGTCGGGATGCGAAATCCCCAATCGTCAATGTTGGACCAATTCGCGGATGAAGACGCCACGCTGTTCGCCGAAGCCGACGAATGAAGCCTCCCCGCCAGCGCTACAGCCGCTCGAACTGCTGCGTCCCTGGATGCGCTCGGTATTCGACGGTGTTCCCGGCTGAATGGCTCTGTGGCGACCACTGGCGCATGGTCCCACGGGATTTGCGGGCAATTCGGGGGCGCATGGTGCGGCGATGGAAGCGGACGGGCGAATGGTCGCGCTCGGAAAAGTGGCCGTCGATTAACCGGGCGCTGGATGGGTGGTGGCGCCGGGTGAGGCGGGCGGCGATTTGCAGGGCGGGGTAGTGTCTCATTTTGAATTTTGAGGCCGTTGACAGGCGTGGCGGGCGCCGCGATCTGAGGCCTCCACACTGGCCGATTGATTCAAATCAGCGCCTCGTATTGACATTTTGCTCACCATCATCGCATCGGTGCGGACCCCAATTTTTCGAATCAAGTTGACAAAGAGGCGAAAAGCGGCCGGCTGATGCCATTGGATGCGCGGTGATGGTCGGCAAAATTGCTACAGGGGAGATTGAAGAATCTTCCTCACCCACGCGTCACGAACGCGCGCGTAAGGGTGGGCTGGCGCGGATGGGCGTCCTGTCAGACAGCGAGCGTTCAGAGATTGCAAAGCGAGCCGCAGGGGCGCGCTGGAATTCAAAGGAGGCGAGTATGACCCATTCTGATTGTTCCGAACTCGCCGCTCTCTATGCGAGAAAGGCGGAGGCTGGTCTGGTCGATGTCAAATTTTTCGTTGGGAATGTCGGCGAGGCCGTGAGCGAGATCGTATGTGGCGAAGTGCTAAGGCTCGAAGAAGCTATAGCACGCGGGGACGTGTTTCCCCTGGATTTTGACTCCGCCGATGTTGGTTCGAACCCAGCTCCCCGAGCCATCCGATCGCAACCTAGTCTGCGGCGATAATCCATCGGCCTCGTAGGCTAGTGGATAAACCGCCGCGCTTCGAACGCGGAATCTCAGGTTCAAATCCTGACGAGGCCGCCAAGTCCTGGTGTAGCTCAGCCTGGTTAGAGTGCCGCACTTGGAATGCGGAGGTCGAGAGTTCGAATCCCTCCACCCAGACCATTTTCCATCCACGACCGGCTTGCAAATGCGCCGGGATTGTAAACGGAGACGACAATGCAAGTTTTCCCAGGCGCGCATGGTGGCCTGATCAAGGCATGGATCGACGGTGTTCAGGTCGAGCATCAAGCCCGCAAGCAGATCGATAATATCGCTGCGATGCCCTTCATTCATAAGCATGTCGCGATCATGCCCGATGTTCATTGGGGTATGGGTGCGACGGTTGGATCTGTAATTCCAACCAAGGGCGCCATTATTCCGGCGGCTGTTGGCGTGGACATCGGGTGCGGGATGATGGCTCAACGCACGTCACTCACGGCGTCCGATTTGCCTGATAATCTTCATGCACTGAGAACCGAAATCGAGCGCCGTATACCGCACGGCCGCACCAACAATGGTGCGCCAGGGGACTGCGGTGCATGGGGGACTGTGCCTGACCATGCTGCGTTAGCCTTTGCTGATCAACGCGACGCACTGGTGAAGATCATCGATAAGCATCCGAAAATCGGTCAAGCAGCCAAGCGCGCACCATCACATCTGGGGACGCTCGGAACCGGAAACCACTTTATCGAGGTTTGCTTAGACCAGGATCAAAGTGTCTGGGTTATGCTGCACTCTGGATCGCGCGGGATAGGTAACCGCATTGGGTCTTATTTCATTGAGCGCGCCAAGGCCGAGATGAAACGCTGGTTTATTAGCCTGCCAGACGAAGATTTAGCCTATATCCCGCAAGGATCAGAACTGTTTGGCGACTACATGGGCGCTTTGTCTTGGGCTCAGAAATTCGCACGGACGAATCGAGAATTGATGATGGGGGCAGCGCTTGGCGCACTTCAAGACGCCGTTAAGCCATTCTCCTGTGACTGTCAGGCAGTTAATTGCCATCACAACTACGTCGCCACAGAGCATCATTTCGGCTCGGATGTGTTGGTAACTCGAAAGGGCGCCGTGCGCGTGACGCCTACTGACCTCGGTATTATTCCGGGGTCAATGGGCACTAAATCATTCATCGTGCGTGGCATTAACGGACGGGCTGCGGCTGAAGCTTTGTGCTCATGCTCGCATGGCGCTGGGCGCGCAATGTCTAGGTCCGAGGCTAAACGCAGGTTTACTTTGGCTGATCACGCGGCAGCCGTCGAGGGGGTTGAGTGCCGTCTTGATGAGGATGTGATCGACGAAACTCCGATGGCCTACAAAAGCATTGACGCTGTTATGGCGGCTCAGGCTGATCATGTCGAAATCGTCCATACACTTAAGCAGGTCCTGTGCGTAAAGGGCTAGCGAAACGCCCGCTTAGGCCATGGCCGGCATTGCTTCTGAAACAGCCGCCCCTGGAGCCTGGATCGCGCAGGACGGGCGGGAGCGGAATTTACGGGCTCAGATGGCTCTGACGCAAAACGGGCCTGTAGCGCGCTCTGTAGGGCTTCCTCGCGTTTGAGGATTCGCTTTGCCTTGGCGATGGCTTTCCGATCGGCGCGGGTTTTTGCTTTATGGCACTCGACGGCGATGAGGGTGAGGTTGGATATGTGGTCTAAACCGCCCAAAGCCAGCGGTATCGTGTGCTCGACCTGAACGCCTGGCGCGCCGCAACCGCATGAGCAAAGCGGGCCGTCTCGTTCGATCAACTCCCGCCGCCGCTTCGCCGTCATAGCGCGCCTGGGCGTGGCGGGGACGGGTTCTCTCGTCATACGGCAAGCCAACCCATATCCCGGTCCTTCCACGCGACCAGTTCGACCTTTGAGTGACCAAACGCCGTCTTGCGCTCGCCAGTCAGGGATTCGACATACTCGCTGCTCATGAGCGCGGTTTGGACGCGGTATCGGGTCACTTGACGGATTTTCAGTGATCCATCGGCAATGTCACGTTTGAGCGATGGGCAGAACCGCATTGATTCAAGCGCGCACTCGCGGTGTAACAGCGGCTCGACTTGGAGAATTGCCGGTCCTTCGGCGCCGTGCGGGACGACGCGCGCGTGAGATAGCGAAACCTTCGTGCGGCTCGCCAGAAGTCGGCCGCACAGATCGCATAGCCCGGCGCATATCGCCGCGCGCTGGCGGTTGGCGTGAGGCTTTCCGAACAACGGTTTACCTTGGCCCGGCGATACGCTCTGACAGATCGCTGGGCCTTTAGCGTAATTGCAGCGATCAAGAAACAGGCGGTCCTCGGAAGTCCACCCAACCGTCCACGGCACGCTTACGCCGCCGTATTGGAGGATCGTCATGCCACCCCGTCCATCGCCTTGATGGCGGCTCGAAACGCGCTAATGATTGCTGGCAAATCACGCGTGTCGCTGAAATTCTCCCAATTATGGAAATATATTTGGCCGAACGCCCTAGCCCCCGCTTCAAGCTGAGCGTCGGTGTAGGCGGGGCGGGTCATTCCGCGATCCGCAGAATTTTCTTACCGCGCCGCTGGCGTCCATGCTCACGCGAACAGGCGCGACAACGGCGGCGCACTCCATCGGCTCGGATTTGTATCCTGACGTTATCGCCACTCAGCGGATGCCCGCGCGTGCCAGCCTCGCAATCGGGAACTTTGGCCCAAAAGCTGGCCTTCATATCTTCGAGAATTATAGTAGGAGTTTCATCAGCCATAGTGCGCCCAATCGCATTGGTGGTCAGGGCTGGCGCGCGTGTTGGTAGCACCGCGTCAGTCCGATTTCTCTGCAACTAAATCGCAGTTTTTGCAAGGAATCTCCGCCCTTGTGTTCCACGCGGCGATGGCGTCAGCGCGCCAATGCTCGACGTCTTGGTATCCGGTGCGAACCTCGGGACCGTTGCAGCAGCAGACCACGAACCCCCATTTGTCGCCCTGGTTCATCTGAAACGTGAGGGGATTGGCGGCATCTGGCGTTTCGCCGCAAAAGGGACACGGCTTCAGCCCCTCACCCTTGGCGTCGGTGGTGTCAGTCATTGGAAAGCTCCGACTCCCATTCCTTGTGCATGGCAATCATCGCCATAAGCAAAGGGCGCATCCGGTAATTTATATCATTTCGGATATGATTGACCATTGAAAGCTCAGCGGTCTTTGGTTGACCTTCGAACGTGCCTGGATACATGAGCTTCATATAGTTGACGGTTTCTCGCCCTATGTTGCGGGCCATTTCGTCAAACAGCCGACGCGCGCGACGCTCTGGCGTTTCTGGCGTGATCTGAACGGCCGGAACATTGGCGATGGTGTCAGTGGTGGTCATGGGCGGTCCTTCCAAGTTGCGATCCATGCGTCGCCGTCGCGACGCCAAGTCTTGTGGCATTTCCAGCAGGCGACGCCTTGGAGGTTCCACCACGGGCGCAGCTTGTGAGCGGGGCCGAACGGGCAGGGGTCGGCTTTGGGAGCGCTCATGGGCGGCGGACTACCTTTGCTCTGTCTGCCGCGCCGTCTGCAATCTCCTGAATAAACAGGGCTTGGCGGCGCGCGTCGGACGGGTAAGAGAACATGCCGACGCCCAAGAGGAGGCTTTCGGCGATGATGGCCAGCTCAATTCGTCGGCCATCGGCGGCCAGAACGATCTCGCGGATGATGCGCTTGACCGTCTGGTTATGGACTTCGCGAGCGTCACCCATCCCCGTCCCTCCCTACCGCCTCGGCGGGTTGTGTGGTGGTCAACGCCATGATTGATACCAGACGTAAGGGTTTCGAGTGCTCAGGTTCGGCTCGCGAAACCGCCACGCGTAGACGTCCATATGATCTTCGCAGTAAGCC